AGTATCAGCCTTGAGTGATATGACAACATACAGCAATAAAAAACACGACAAGGCTTTGACCTTCAAGAAGCTGCAAGAGGCTATCCTGAACAACCAGATCAAATTCCCCGACCATAGCAGTCTGATCAAGGAACTAAGCACCTACCAATATGGTCAGATGTGCAAGCATATCCCTGAAGCAAAGCCTGATCATATATGGCCTACAATGATGGGGATAACTGTCGTCAGAAAGAACAACGTTTTTGGCCGCCTTCACAATCAGTTCATGGCCTACATCCGGGCCGTGGAATGTCGGTTTAGGAATAACTGATATGCCCAAGAAACCCCGGAAAAAGAAAATTGTCAGCGATGTAGGATTGCCTGAAACAGATCAGATCGAGGTTGATAAGGAGTTCAGGATAACTTTGCTTCAGGCAAACAAGCTGCTTGGGGTAACTCATGACACCCATTGGGTCAGGGCCATCATGGAACAAACTCAAGAATATAAACCATATTCTTACATTACATTGCAGGCAATCAAGAGATCATAATGCCCAAAAAAACCGGCACGATGAAGGCGTTCATATTGAAAGATTCCGAACATATGAGTTATATGATATATGTCGATCACATTGCATTTGAAAAACAATTTTTCAAACTAGAATCTGGGTCAGAACCAGTTGAGGTTGAAATAACGATAAAGCGGAGGGGGAAATGACAGCAGACGAATATGAAGGAGATATTGAATTTCTAGAACACGAAAACAAGGACATGAAAAATGAAATCCAATCACTGAAACAGGCGGTGAGGGATATTAAATTGATTTTAGATAAGGCATATTCCTGTGAATCTCATACACAAATTATTTTATATATCGGGCAATGTCTTTTAAATATTGAGCGCATCATGCAGGAAGGAGAGAAGGATGCCGTTGATTAAATTAAACAGTAAAGTAAATTCGTTTTTGCATGATCCTAAAAACTGGCGTTATTCAAATGGAGATCGCATGACAACCAATAAAGACTGGCCTAAAATCACAACCTTGAAAACCGTAAGCGATAGTCTATGGGTGGAAAAATGTCCTAATTGTGGATCGTATCCGAAGATCACCATTAAGATCAAGAAGGCGTATAGGTACATGACTTCTGATATGATGTGGCATTTTCATTTTCACTGTGATGACGATAGATGTCCGAAACAGATTCAGTGGGGTGACTGTTCAGACGTAGAAGATCCATTCGATAAGGTAGTAGATTATCAGGTAAAGATGTGGAATGTCGCTGCCAAGAGATATGTTTTTTGTAAGGAAAGAGATGCTAAAAAAACCCGTAGGAAAACATGAGTACAAACAGTTTCGCCGGGACAGGTATGCCGCCTTCATGAGCATGGACAAGGATAAATTAGAGCAATACTGTTTCAAATATCATGTTCCTGTTCCTGACGGTGCTCACACTTTTTGGGCCGGGATTCATAAGGCTAGGGTTACGATTGAGGATATGCCGATAGGAGCGATAAATGAGAGTGTCGCGTGGTTGAAGGATCATGGCGAGATTATTCCGGGGGGGATTGCGTGAACATCATTGCATTGGTTAGGCAGGCCATAGCCGACAAAGACAAGCCGAAAAAAAAGAAGTACGAAAGAGTCAGAAAGCATGGCAACAAACTCAAGCGCGGAATTGAACGGCATAAATATTTAGAGGCAGCTCCGAAGAAACGAAATAAACGGCTGAGTGGGTCTGAGAAGCGCAGGCGTAAGGCAGGACACAGGCCGATTATCAAACGCAAAAAAGATGGATCAATCATCAAGGGAACGATACCAATGATTTCCACGGTGGAGAAATGAGCTACACGGACGATGATGCGCTGCATGATGCAATGAGATTCATGGAATACGTAGATGGGCGAATCGAGAGGGATGAACTTTCTGACGAAAGCCCTGATGCTTGGAAATTGCGCTTGATTGCATGGCTGGTGAAACGTGAATTAGAAAGGATGAAGCCGAAGCCTGCGGTAGAAATGGTAATTGATCTTAGGCCAACGGAGGACAAAGATGCCAAAGAAAAAGGCAAAGCGAGAGGTAGTAAAGCGTGAACGGTGGCGGTACATCAAGGCTGGTCTATCTGAGTTTGGACATTTTCTTGATGCGCTGACCGTTGACGGTGTGAAGGATGCCCAATTCATCCCGGTTCAGGGTGTGAATGGCATAACTCATATCTACATCGTGTACTGGAAATGAGAGATATACTGTTATGGATTTGGTTTGTTTTCATAATCTGGATTGTTTGCAGGAGGGACCATTATGAGTAACGAAGAATTGTTGACCAAGATTGAGGAATTAGAGAATGATATTTCCGCGAAGGATGCACGTATTGAACTGCTGGAAGATCAGCTCCGGGGAGAAAGAGACAGGGCCATAGAGGGCATGGCTGAACAGTGCAAGGCCGCTGATGATTCGATGTCTAAGGCCAATGCCTGTGGCAGATTGCTTTTGCAGGGCATGAAAGCCTTGGAAGCATACAAGGATAAATTCCCGAACGAGGATGTCGGGGGTATAGATTATTCAGATTTCAAATCCAAGGTCTATGATCTGGTGCATGATCTTGATGTATCGGAGGCGGTGGATGCCGGACAAAATTGAGATTGATTCCATGAAGGCTGGTCCTGAGCTGAATGCGTTGACGGCTGAACACGTGATGCAGTTTAAGGTCAAGTGGGAAAAGAGGCCCATGTATGCGCAAACCAATAAAGTGCCTTTTGTTTATGTTCATTTTCCCGGTAGTGTTGGGGATGGTCGTCATGGTTGGCACTGGATTGAGTGTCCGAAATATTCTCAATTTATTGATTGTGCGTGGCTGGTGGTGGAGAAAATGAGAACAGAATCTTGGATATTTGAAATTAAACAAGATTATCTTAAACAGGTAAATTACAAAAGATTGTGGGAATGTAATTTTGGAGAAGTTTGTGCAATTGGAACGTCTGCCGAAGAAGCAATCTGCAAGGCTGCATTGAAAGCGGTGACTGATGCCTAACTGCCAGAATCCAAGCTGTAAAACTGTGTTTGGAACTCCAAGAGTGAATCAACGATTCTGCTCCAAGCAGTGCCAGATAGATTACAACAATAAGGTGAAGATCGGTCTGGTGAGATTGCTGAAAGAAAGACCTGAATTGGAGCTTGAAGCCCTATCTCTTGCGAGTCCAATTCTCCACAATCCCCCCAAGAAGAAACGCAAGTAGGTGGGTTCCTACCAGTATTATAAGTCCCATTTTTAACCCCGAATTTTAAAAGTTAAGCATACCATATTTCCCGCCTGAAGTGTAAATTATACAATCTATTTTATAAATTTTCTTGACAAAGTGCTTCCGAGGTTGTTTATTTCTTGTGAAAGTATGGGTCTTAACGGATTTCATCCCTTGTGGTTTAATGAAAAGCCCGAACGGATTCTGATGGTTGTTCCGTGAACAGCTATCAAAGAAACGGGGAACGACCGTCCTTTTTTCTCCCGGACTTGTACACTGACGGCCCCTACTTGGATGACACTGACGGGTGGGATAATTTCTGGAATAGCCAATTCAGAAAGAAAAGAACCGATTACATAGTGTTGCGGCATGCAAAGAAAATTCTTTTATTTCGGCTGTTCATCCCATCCAAGTAAAAGAAACAAGTCCGGTGTGCCGTGACATTATGTAATTGGTTGGAGAACAATGACACCTGAACACCAATACGTTATCTCGCCAACACAAAAGATTTTCGCTGAAGCTATCCTCGCAGGACGTACAAACGCTCAATCATATTCCAAAGCCTACCAAAGAAAATCCTGCAACAAGTATGAGCAGGGGCAGGGCAATCGCTTGGCGAGGAATGTCTACGTCAGAAAATATCTTGATTTGCGTAGGCAGGAGATCGTAGAGCGTGAACAGGTCAATACCGACAAGATCATTGCCGAAATGTGGAAGATTGCACAGGATAGTGAATCGACCACGGCAGCCAGAGTCAGTGCACTCACTCAGCTTGGCAAGTGGCTGGGCCTGAAATCTGAGGAAGATGACAAGGGCGGTAAAGGTAATGTCAGTATTACGATTATTAACTTTAAGGATATGTATGCCGACAGAAAATCAGAATGGAGGAAATTAACGGGTGAACGTTATTCTGCCGTTCAATTACAAACCAAGGCTGTATCAGGAACAGACGTGGAATGCATTCGAGAACGGGGCAACGAGGATAGTACAGATAAATCACCGGAGATCGGGCAAGGATCTGGACACGCTGAACAAGGTAATTAAAAGGGCAGCGCAGCAACCGGGTATTTATTACTACATGTTCCCCACTTTCGCACAGGGCCGCAAGGTACTGTGGGAAGGTATGGATAACGAAAGCAGGCGGTTTCTTGATTACATCCCAAGGGAGATCATAGATGGAAAACCCAAAGAAGACGACATGCAAATCAGGATCAAGACTGACCTGCATGGAAAAGCCGCAACCTCAATCTTCCAAGTTGTCGGGTCAGATAACTTCAATCATCTCATGGGAACAAATCCAAGCGGAATCGTCTTCTCAGAATACGCTTTGCAAAACGAAGCAGCTTGGAATTTTTTTAGACCGATGCTTGCTGCCAATAACGGGTGGGCGATATTTATTTATACTCCGCGTGGTAAAAATCACGGGTTTGACTTGTACGAAAATGCCATTGAACAGATTACGAAATACAAATCGAAGGAGTGGTATCTAGAAAGATTAACGGTAAAAGACACATTTAAGGGGTTTGATCGTAACGGCAACCCTATCCCGATTATCTCAGATGAAAGAATCGAGAGGGAAAGACGGGAGGGGATGCCTGAAGAATTGATCAAGCAGGAGTATTTCTGTTCGTTTGATGCAGGTGACATAGGATCTTTTTATTCCAATGCCTTTGAACAAGTCGACCGTGAGAAGCATATTTGTAAAGTTGGGTGGAACCCAGATCAACCCGTGGACACCTTTTGGGATGTTGGTATATCAGATGATACCGCAGTTTGGTTTGTACAAGTCTATGCAGGAGAAATCAGAGTTATTGACTGCTATTCAGGATATGGGAAGTCCATCGGTTATCATATCAAACGAATCCATGAGAAGCCTTACACCTATGGAAAGCATGTTGGTCCACATGATCTTGAGCAGTCACAACTTGGAACAGGAAGCTCAATTTGGGAGGTCGCCAGAGGACTTGGAATAACGTTTGAGATCGCGCCAAGGCTTCCCGTGATGGATGGGATTGATGCAGCAAGACGGATGATCATGCAAGTCTACTTTGACAGAGAGAAAACGCATGATGGCGTGAAGGCACTCAGGCACTATCAAAGAAAGTGGGATGATAAGCTGAAAAAGTTTTCACCTAGACCGCAGCATGATTGGAGTTCGCATTACTCTGATGCATTCAGGATATTCTCTACTTCATGGCAGGATACGAGGCGTAGACCGACATCAAATATTAAGGTCATAAACGATTTCTCAATCTTCAACTAGGAGGGGTATATGCCACATTTGGATTCACTCGCCGGACGTATAAAATTCGGCCTTCAAATCAGCGGTCGGCAGAATCAGATTGGTGCTTTAATGTCAACGGGTGCTGCCGCGCCAGCCATTCGACCGCCAAATATCACCCCTCAAAGAAATCTCATTGCAACCAGTGACCTTGAAGTATTAAGACGTAGACGCAGGCGAAGGCGTGGCGGTATTCTGCCGCAAATACAGTTACCAAACATTTTACGTCAGGGTGCAAGGCCAGCACAGATTACGCCCTCACGCAATATTCTTGCATAGGAGAAATTTTTATGGGACGAAATAGACCGCTAACGTTAAGTGATACTGGTTCAAGGGTAGCTACTTTTCAATCCGGTGAGGTATTTATCCATAAGGGAAAGTACCTGTTGATCATAGATGGATTCGTACCGGGAACTTCATTTGTAGCCACATTTGACGTTGAATGCAGATTGCCTCATGAAGCCGCAGGAGAATTTCACGTATTGGAAACATTCACCGACACAGCCACATTCAAGGTTGGTGAAGTACCAGCAGATTGTTTCATGAGAATTAATATATCGTCTTGGACCTCAGCCGCAGTTCGTGGACAAATTGCACAGGATTAATCATGCCTAATGATCTTGGTAAAAGCATTGTAAGACGATTCAAGGAATTGCAGGCAGAGAGACAGGTATTCGATGCCTTGTATCAGGACATCGCTGATTTCGTGATTCCCCGGCAATCGAATATCACTATCAGGAGATCACCGGGAACGCTTCAGACACAAAGGATGTTTGATTCTACGGGATTGCAGTCAAACCGGAGATTTGCTTCCAGCCTACAATCTACCTTAATCAATCCGAGTTTAAGATGGTTTGATCTTATCACCACCGAAAGATCGCTGATGGATGATGAAGCCACGCGAAATTGGCTGACTGATACTGGAATCAGAATGTTTGATGCAATGCAGGCATCCAATATGGATCTTCAGTTGAATGAGGGATTTCTCAGTCTCACATCATTTGGAATATTTTCAACACTTGTTGAAGAAGGTCCAATTGTCAGGGGTGGATTCGGCGGCCTCAATTTCCAGACATTCACTATCGTTGAATATTGGGTTGAGGAAGATCGGTTTGGAAAGATAACCTCTATTCACAGAATGCAGAGATTTACCGCAACTGAGGCTATGGCGCGGTTCGGATTCGATAACCTGTCAAAGAATATAAGAGAACAATTTTTGAAGGAAAAGAAGGGCGAAACAATGGAGCCGAGGAAGAAGTTTAAAATCCTCCACACGGTTCAGCCGAGAGAAGGCAACACGCTAGTAGGCGGTCCAAAGACCAGAATGCCTTTCGCCAGCATCTACACGGTGCTTGATGAAATGGAAGTCATAGAGGAATCCGGTTTCAATCGTTTCCCCTATCTCGTTCCCCGCTGGTCAAAGACATGGGGCGAGAAATACGGTAGAAGTCCTGCAATGGAAACGCTGCCCGACATCATGACACTCAACAGGATCATTGAGTTGGAATTGAGGGCATTGATCAAGGCCGTTAATCCCATGATCCTGACTGATGATGACGGGGCATTGGGTGGCAGTATTATCATTCGTCCGGGTGGACAGGCTTATATCCGCAAGGGTTCAAGACTGGAATATTTGGAGAGTAAAGGTCGATTCGATGTCGTGAACCTGAAGAAAGAGCAATTGATGGATGCTATCAGGAAGGCATTCTTCATTGACCAGATATTGTTGCCGCCTCCGCAGAATACGCCGATGACCGCAACAGAGATTACACGCAGGCAGGAACAGATGTTGAGTGTGCTTGGCCCTGAGATTGGAAGGATGACCGTTGAATTACTTCGGCCTCTGGTCAAAAACGTGTTTGACATTATGGTGAATGCAAGGCAATTCCTGCCGCCTTCGCCTGTCATTCAGGATTTCTTGCAGCGAACAGGTCAACCAGTGATCAGCGTTGAGTTCAAAGGACCACTGGCAAGAGCGCAGAAAACTAATGACATTGTTGCCTCTGAAAGATGGATGCAGGAATTTGTTATTCCTGCCATTCAAATCAATCCTGAAGCAGCGGATAAAGTTGATCTGGATGGATGGATGGATGTCGGTGCAAGGAATCTTGGCGTACCGGATCAGGTAACGAGAGATCAGGATGATGTGGACGAGATGCGGATTAACCGTAGACAGGCACAGGCAGCGGCAGAGAACGAAGAAAGAGAGAATGCGGAATTGGAAGCGGTTGGCAAAGCAGCCCCCGCAATAAAGGCATTGGAGGGTGAAGGTGGAACCACGGGAACGTAAGAAACTAAACCTTAAGATAGCAAAGCTATATTCAGAATTTTTCACCAGTCCTTCGGGGAAGGCTGTTCTTGCTGACTTATCGAATCAGTTTTATTTTAACCCGTTTACAAGCGCATTGGAAAAGGATGGGGATGGAAAAGTTGATTCGCATAAGACCATTTACAATGAAGGTTCGAGAGATGTTATTCAGCATATTTACGCAATGCTATGGATCTACAAAAATGCAGATGAATACGTGAAGCGCGACATTGTAGTGCAAGAGGATACCGTTGAGGATATTTTGTCCTCAATGGCACTTAATCAACCAATTTCATGAAAGGAGTAAATTGTTATGGTAGATGACCCTACGACCCCGACTGAAGATTGGAAGTCGGGATTATCGGATGAATTAAAATCCAATCCAAGTCTTGAGGGCATTAAAGATTTAACTGGTTTAACAACGGCATACATCGACACCAAGAAGATGGTAGGTGATTCCATTCGAGTTCCAGAGAAAGATGCAAAGCCAGAGGAATGGGACAAGTCCCTATACTCGAAAATTGGATGGCCTGAGAAGGTGGAAGGCTATTCAAGGATTGACAAGTCTGGAATGAAGGAAGGCGAGTGGGGCTGGAATGATGATTTTGAAAAGGGCTGGTATGATATATGCCACAAAAACCGCCTGAACAACAAACAGGCAAACGCAATGCTTCAAGACTTGAACGGTCGGCAGATCGAGACATTCAAGGCTGAAAAGTTGGAAGATGAAAAGACATTTGGAGAATCAAAAGCAAAACTGGAATCTGAGTTTGGGAACTCTTTGCCAGGGAAATTGGAGCAGGCAAAAAGATTCATTGCTACCAATGCTGACTCAGAGTTTGTTGAAAAAATCAATAACAACGGATGGGGTGAAGATCCGGGTTTCTTGAGAATGATGATCAAGATTTCAGATCAGCATGTGGAAGATCATTCCATCAGTGTTCAGAGGGGGGTATCTGGATTGACTTCTACACCGGAACAGATCAAAGAGAAGATCGCGGAATTGCAGAAGGACGAAAGACACAAAGATCCTTATCACATTAAACATGGTGAAGTGATTAAGGAGCTTGCTGATTTGCACAAGATGTTAGTTCCGAAACAAGCAGCACCGTTGTAAAACAGTTCGGATTACTATTGGTCGTGGCCCGAACTTATTGACCCGTTGGCTGACGAAAAGCAAGGCAGAGCCGGGATTGTTCCCGATTACTCTCCGATAGAAGAAAAGTTGTTGTCGTGTAACTTTTTTATACGGAGGGTAATATGTCTTTCACTATTGATCAGGCATTTGCCGACCATTTTGATAGCAATATTCAATTGCTGTCTCAGCAGTTCGAGAGTCGGTTGGCGATGACTACAATGATGAAAAGGGGTCTTATTGGCGAAATGGCCTCTTTCGAGCTTTTGGATAAAACCGAAGCTCAAGATCGTCCTAGCCGCCATGCAGATAGCCCGTTGGTTGGCACTGTCCACACGAAGCGTTGGGCTGTTGGCAGGGTAAAAGAATGGGGCGAATTGTTGGATAAGGATGACGAGAAATCACTGCTCGTCAGTCCCGGCTCGTCTTACGCAAGGACGGGTGCTGCTGCACTGAATAGGGCAAAAGATACATCCGTTATCACTGCTCTAAGAGGTTCAGCCAAAACAGGTAAAGATGGCACTGGATCACAGGCACTTCCTGCTGCACAAAAGATCGCTGTGGCTGCCGCAGGGTTGACCCTTTCCAAGATCACGGAAACCTCAGAGAAGTTGAACAATGCGGAATTTCCTGAAGATGATCGGTTTTGGGTTTATGGGTCACAACAGCTCACGAATCTGCTGAACGATACCACAATCACAAGTCAGGATTTCAATTCAGTCCGCTTGCTGATGCAGGGTTCAATTGATTCCTTCATGGGATTCAAGTGGATTCGTTCAGAGCGATTGGATAAGACCGGGAATGATCGTTTCAATCTGGCTTACCATCGCAGTGCTATCGGATTCGGAATGTGGCAGGACAATTCCTCACGCCTCACCGAACGTGCTGATAAATCCTTCTCCCTGTATGTTTATCTGTGGAACAAGGTCGGCTCAGTCCGTGTAGAGGATAAGGGAGTTGTAGAGATCGCCTGCTTGGAAACATGATTTCATAGGCAGTTGATCTTGTTGTGTATCATTGAAAGTTAAAGTTAATTTTGGAGGTATATTATGGCTGTTCTTACACAAGACAGCACCGAATTTGCAAACAACGTTGCAGATCCGGTTGTGCTGAATCCTGTTGATAAGTGGGGTGGCAGACTGCGCTACTACGAGTTTAACCATACTCAGGTTGGCGCAGGTGATGCCAACAGTCTGATCAACTTGCTTGAGATTCCTCCGGGGTCGCGTGTGATTCCGAAGCAATCCTTGATTGATCATACTGCCCTTGGAGCGGCAACTTTGTTGGATATTGGCTTCACGGCCCATACCGACAAAGACAACGTAGCTATCGCCGCTATCGTGGATAAATTCCTTGATGGTCTGGATGTGGCTGCGGTTGGTTCCGTGTTCATGGGTACTGGCACGAATGCCGAACCTGTATCCTTTAAGTTCAATGAGGAAGTGCGTGAAGGGAAAGTTGGTATTCAGGCGAAGGTGCTTGCTGCTGGCATTCCTGATGCGGCTGTCCTCAAAGGGTATATGCTTGTCATCGAAGATTAAGGAAACAGGTGGGTGGGGTTTCGGCCTCACCCACCGATTCTTTGGAGAATCTACATGGCTTCAGAAACAGATGTTGTAAATTCAGCGTTAGCCCTGATTGGCGCGAATCTGCTGACCAGCATTGATGATGACACTTCCAACAATGCGACACTCGCAAGGCTGTGGTATGCGGATACGAGGGATGAAATACTGAGAATGCACCTATGGAATTTCGCTACCAAGAGGGTTGAGCTTGCGGAATTGGCTACCACTCCATCCCACGGATGGGATCGGCAATATCAACTTCCCTCTGACAACATTCGTGCAAACAAAATAAATGAATCGGACAGGGAAAGGTTGTCCAGCGAAAGACGGATTGCCATAGAGGGAGATAAGCTGCTCACAAATTCAACCGATGTATTTCTGGAATACATTGCCAGAATTACGGATGTAAACCTGTTTGATCCGATATTCAGGGCAGCCCTTGAACACAGACTGGCATCCAAGTTCGCGTATGCTGTTACCAATAACACCGCAAAGGGCAAAGAGCAATTTGAATTGTTCGAGAGTAGAATCATAGAAGCCAGAATTGCCGATGCACACGAAGGAAGCCCAAAGAGAGTGACCGAGGATGATCTGATTAATGTCCGAGGTATAACCAGTGGTGAAGAACAAAGACCTTTTGGATTCTAAATATGCCGAGTCAAGGGCAACCTATAAATTCCAATTTTACGGCTGGCGAATTATCTCCGCTTGTTAAGGGACGATTCGATTTGGAGATTTATCAGAATGGCTTGGAAACTTGCGAAAACTGGACCATCCTTCCCTATGGTGGATTTGAACGAAGAAATGGATCGGAGTTCGTAAAGGAAGTCGCAGACAATTCAGAAGTATCTCGCCTGATCAAATTCGTTTTCAGCAGGACTGAAGCATATGTCCTTGAGTTTTCTGACTTGCTCATTCGCGTTTTTAGATTCGATGCCAATGGTGATCCTGAACACGTAGCAGCGGTCAGTCTTGTTACGCCATATCTTGAAGCTGAATTATTCGATCTAAGTTTCACTCAAGATCAGGACATTATCTATATCACACATGACAATCATGCTCCGCGAAGGGTGACTAAACTGGCGTTTAATAGCTGGACGATTGCTTCATTCGATGACGCGAATGAGATATTAAATCCAGAGCCAGAACAGACTCCTGTCGCTACGAGTGAAAAGAAGAATGCAACCAAAGCCCCATATTTCGATTTCCCCGGTGATTTATTTCCGGGTGTATCCGGTAGATTTGCAATAAGCATATCAATCAATGTTACGGTGGCTGCATTCGATTCTGCAACAGAGCAGGTTGTGACTGCGATAGCAGCGTTTACATTTTCGGCTTCTGACATTGGCGCAATATTCAAGGAATCAGCAACGACAACTGCTGGTCATAAAGGTTATTGGATAATCACATCGTTTATAAGCTCGTCACAAGTCAATGCAAAAATGCTCACGGATTCGACTGCATATAGCACATCTATATCCACACGCATTGCCAGATGGGGCGCATGGCACGATGCCAGAACGAGTTTCCCGAATGCAGTCACTAAGTTTGAAAGCAGGCTTTTGTTTGCAAATGTTCTGACAAGGCGGCAGACGATTTGGGGAAGCAAGCCGGGAGATTTTGAGAATTTTGACAATGGTGTGCCATTTTCAGATCCGGGTGATGGATCAAGTTATGAATTTGAGCTTGATGCTCCTGATGTAAGCCCGATCAGATGGCTTATCCCAATGAGAGTCTTACTGATTGGAACAGAAGGTGCGGAGTATCGAATGACCGGATTTGATGCTCCTGTAACGCCTACCAGCGTGGACATCAAGCAGCAGACAGCATACGGGAGCAAGGATAGTTCCATATTGAGAATCGGACAGTCCGTGATGTTTATTCAGCGGGATGGCAGGAAAGTCAGAAGGTATGATTTTACGGATACCTTTGATAACTATATTGCTCAAGACATGACCTTCCTGTCTGAGCATATAACAATAGGTGGCATAAAAACACTGGATTACAGTCAGGAACCGAACAATACAGTTTGGGCCATAAGGAGTGATGGAGAGTTAATTGCCATGACGCTGTATCCAGAATTGAACGTGGTTGCATGGCACAGATATAAATTCCCCAATGGTGTAGTGGAATCAGTGGCAGTTATTCCATCGTTTGATGGTATCAAGGACAGGGTATGGATAACGGTCAAAAGAACGATTGATGGTGGAACCAAACGATATATCGAGGTTCTTGATGATGCCCTGAATACCGATGCTGCAAAGAAATTCACGGCTGTTGGGGGTAGTGCATTGACCGGACTATCACATCTTGAGGGCGAGGTTGTGGATGTGGTTGCCGATGGGATATTCCTTGGGGTATTCACCGTATCAGGCAATCAGATCGCTGACGTTGGCCGTACTGTGACTGACGCAGAGGTAGGCATACATTATGACGCAGAAGCCAAGTTGATGCCGTTTCCGACAAGGCCACTCAGTAAGAAACGATCAGCAGAGATTCAGCTACGAGTGGACAAGATACAGGCTGGAATCACTATGAATGGTGAGGTTATCACCACATTCAAGGGCGAAGATCCTATGGATTCTCCACCGCCCGTATTCACTGGCTTAACCAAGACACACAACCTTGGATGGGATGACGAGAATCAGGTTGTTATTAAATCAACATTGCCATTTGACGGTACGATACTTGCCCTTGCAGGCCGTTTGGAGATAGGAGATTGATATGGTTGTCAGAAAAGTGGACGGATTTGCAATTTTCAGCAGGACCACCGGACGGAAATTGAGCAAGGAATTTGCAAGCCGTGAATCTGAGGGGTTGAAGAAGCGTGAGAAACAGATTCAATTCTTCAAAAATGTGGCGAAATCTACTGGTACGCTTCGCAGGAAAGTCAGGAATAAAAGCCTATTGAGGTAACGATATGGGAATTGGCAGCTTTTTCAAGGAAGGCTTCGAGGACATCTCGCAAGAATTCAGTGACATCGGGAAAGACTTCGATGTTGCTTTGGATATCGTCACGTTTGGCGGCATATCCAAAAAGAAGGCCGGGAAAAGAAATGCTAGGGCTTTGCGTAGACAAGCAGAACTTAATGCAGAAGTATTGCGCGATGATGCACAGTCGGTCCTTGATATTGCTGAACTTAACAGACAGCTTGCCCTGAAGGATGCGGATGCGATAAGGGAGATTGGGGATCTGAATATTGAGGCATTTGAGGCTGATTCTATCGCTGCATTGGAGGCAGCAGATGTAGGGGCGAGGAATGCACAGGTTGTTGGTGGCAGGATAATTGGAACTGCAAGAGCTTCATTCGGTGCATCTGGTGTCAGATTCAGCGGTTCACCTCTGGTCATCCTTGCCGATTCTGAAAGAATCCTGAAGAAGAATGTCAGCAACATCCTGAGAGGCGGGGCAATCAGATCAGAGAGAGCATTGAGTCAGGCGAAGATCACGGGCATAGAGGCAGATTCCAGATTTCAGAGATTCCTTGATCAAGCAGACATCATTGAAAAACAGGGATTCTTGGAGTCCGAGAGATTGCTAAAGAGGGCTGAGATTGTGTTGGAAACTGGTGAGGCAGCCGCAGAGGTCCAGTTACTTCAGGGTCAGGCTGGATTTATTAGCGGGATTGGGCAAGGAGTAAGAACTGGAATTGGTCTTTTCGCGTAAGAGGCAAAAATGGTACAGGTAAGACAAATTAAACCAGAGGGAGGATTGCCCCCTGTAAGTGGTAAGGTGGCTGGATTTTCATTCGTTCCACAAGTCAGAAGGCCACAAGCTCCCGCAGGGGCGTTAAGACCTTTGCCGCCACTTGAAAGCATTGGGGCTGCTGGCGCATTGGGTGGAGCCATTGCCAAGGTAGGCGCACAGATTGCCGCTATTGCTATAGAAGCGAACGCCAGAAATAAGGTTCTGAAAGGCGGAATCAGACTTTCAAAGGCGAAACAGGAATTTAATGATAAGGCTGATATTTTTGTAAGAAAGGCTCGTAATGATACACGGGAAGATATTGAACAGTTTTTACCGACAGTCGAAAAGGGACTGGATGATCTTCAAAATGAAGTAGTTCAGAATTTCAAATTCACTGATTCCTTTAATGAGGCCAAATTTCGCGCACACGCGAGAGATGTTACGAATGGACACAAGAGCAATACAAGAAATGAGGAACACCGTCACAATGTAGCGGAATTCTTTGCAATAAAGGATAAGGAGGAAGAAGAAGGTGTGCGCCTGCTTCAAGAAGGCGTGAAGCCTATCGATACCATTTTTCAGGGTTATGTAGATTTGATCACTGAAAAAGGTTTTCGTGGCGGTGCGTTAGACCAGAATCAGGCGGGAGATGAGATATCAAGACATGCCAAGGTACTGAGATTAAGCAATGCAGAGATAAAATTAAGAGAAAATCCCGTTTTATTTCTTGAGGCCGCTGAAGGTGGTGGGCTTAACGTGGAAAAAGAGAAGATACTGAATCTCACGCCACTTGAATTAGGTACGTTCATTGACAGAGCGAAGTCTCTCATTCGCCAGCGCAGTAATGCTATAAAATCACAACTAACAGATTTAAAAGGAGCGCAAGTTTCAGCACAGGCAGAAACAGGACAGAGCATACCTCAGTGGGATAATCTTATAAGTGAACTGGCAAAACTTGATCTTGATGAAGCACAGAAAATACAAAAGGAATCCGATTTTGCCAATCAGTTATTCAGGGGCAAGGTCAATGTCTGGAATCTCAATCAGGAGGATGGGAAAAAATTCGTGGATCAGGTCAAGGGTGAGGTAGTGCTTGGACCAAAATTCGACACCCTGACAAAGAGGGCTGAGTTTGTCCAAAAGTCATTCAATGCAAAATGGGTACTCAGGCAATCAGATCCCGCAGATTGGGCTGACAATTTTGTTGCTCATGGCATCTTGGAGATGCAGTCAAAAACAGGGGATGAAGTTTCTCCGTTGGATATTCAGCGCACTACTCCTGAAGAAAGAGAAGCCGTTTTGAGGATTCATGGTGGCCCCGGACCAATTCTGACGCAGACCAAGACTGAAATGGAAGCATTTTTGACGCAGTTGAATCAAGCTCCGGTTGAACAGCAGGGTGAAATATTGAATGTGAAGCGTGATGAATTAGGTGACGAGAGATTCAGCAATATGTGGGCTAATGTGGATAACAGAAAGGTTCCTGCATCTATAGAATTTCTGGCGAATCTATCCCTGCTTGGCAGGGAGGGAGCTATTCAGGTAGGTGGAATTGCTCTTAATATCATTCAGAGGACTCAGGGCAAGAAGTTATCAGAGCTTAAAGCAGCGGTTGAAAAAGGATCTAAGATCACGGACAAAGCAACCGTATTGTATAACACCAATGTCATGCCTGCATTCTCACACATCATTGACCATGACAAACGCAGAGAGCTTTTACAGAGAATGGCATTGGGAGCGAAAGCATTGAATCCAGAGTTGTCAGAAGACGCAGCCGTGAAATTCGCGTTTGAGAACAGCTATGGTGTACTTTTTGAGACCCATCACGTTGGATTGTTTGGTGAATTTAGAATACCTGTCGTTAGGGGAGCCACACCAATATTTGCTAGTAGGTTAAAAACTCCATTGGTTACAGCAGTGCCAAAGAGAGTTTTGAATGGAGGTCAATTCGTTAAGTTTGATGTAAGCATGGTCAGGAAATATGTTGGCGCATGGTTTAAGAGCAATGCGGTCAAGACCATATTTGCATCCATGAACGCTGTTGATCGCGCCGACCTGTTATCTAACGGTACGTTGAGGATTACATCGGATGGGAATGGATACAACATAGTCGATGGCAGAGGTATAAATGTTGAATTTAACGATGCTCCAATAAGGATTGAGATGGATGATATCATTAATTTTAATCGTGGCCTGAATGTGCAGAAAGAGCAATTCTTCCAGATATGGAAGGATAGGGTGTCTGAGGCAGGTAAATTGTTTAGAGATATAAGAAGTATATCCACTCCGTTAATTGGGATCAGGTAATGGCGCAGCCCGGAACACTTGTATTTGGCGAAAGGGTGAATGAGGACTTCATCCGTGAATCATCTCAGAATCTACCGTCTATCGCTGATGTGCTTGGAGCACATGCATCCTATGGATTCAACGAGATTGCCCCATTTCAACTTGCGAGGCTTGCAATTTACAGGGCATCGTCATATCTGCCGGGTATTGCAAGTGAACCGCTGAATAGTGAGGAATGGGTGAACAGTGAATACTTCAGGGATGGTCTTAATTTTGTGGAGGGCATGACAAGAATGTATGCTTTTCAATTGGCATCCGAATTTGACAAGCGTAAGGCATGGGAAGAAGTCATTGAACGGGGTCCACAAGGAGCATCAGGCATTGCTGTTGGGATAGCTGGTTCATTGTTTGGCGGTGTGCCTGATCCGGTGAATTATTTTCCCGTTATTGGGGCAGCAAGCAAAGTGAGAATTATCAACAAGGTTTCAAAATTCACAAGAAATTACATCAAGAATCCAGCAAATGCTTTAAGGACTGCAAGGGTTGCGGGATCAGCAGTCGCAGGCGGTTTGGATGCAGGATTGGCAACCGCACTCATTACACCCTTATTCGTGGAGGAAAGAAAAACATCTCAGGATGATATCTCAGCAGCAGCAGTTATAACCAATATTGCCATTGCAACCGGGATTGGAACCGGATTCGGGACCGTTGGAAATATCATGGGTAGAAGGTTGAGGCATCGCACCCTGATGGCTGCCCACCAGAGATCAGTGGGGCAGATCGTGGATGGCAAGAATGTGGATGTGGGGATTATGGTTCAGAAGGAATTGGCCGAAAGTCCCTTAGTCACCAAGGCAGATGGCGTTGAAAATCTGAGGTATGACGTTGCCACAGATGCCCCCGTAATCCGTAATGCCGACTCAATCAAGGCTGAGAACGATTTAAAGCTCATTATAGCCAAGCAAGTGCCAGCAGAGGATATAACCTTCACAAAGACCTTGGATGACGCTAGGACCAATCCTGAAGCCTTTGAGGACTTGGATGTAGAGCCTATCCGTGAGAAGCCTGCTGTCAGGAAGGTTGAAGCAGTGCCAGAAGCACCAGAGGCAGCGAAACCGATCAAACTTGAGAAAACCGTACCAGATGTTGTTGTTCCTGATCGCGTGAGGGCTGAGATTGACAGGCTTCCGAGGGTGGTCAGGGAGGGTATAGATGTTCAGAAATTCAAAGAAACCACATTCAAAGAAGAATTTAAAGGTGAAGGTGGGAGATTTGATATAAGGTCAAGGACTGTTTTACTTGAGAAAGGCAATACGGACCCTAATGCCATACTGCATGAATCCCTTCACAGCTTCACCAGCAAGATAGATGACAAGGAATTTATGATTGGATGGATCAGAAACAGTGGGAGATTTGCCAAAGATGTTCAGGATGATCTTGTAGCAAGGGTCAATGCAGGACAAATCAGGAGATTCTCCCCATTCGCACAAGAGAATATCACTATTGATCTAACCAATTTCTTTGCAAAGGATGTGGAGTCTGATTTTAGGCCAAGGAATATTTCAAAAGAATTAACGACATTCTTTGAGGGGCAATTCGCGGAAGTTAGGAAAGTTCCAGAAGTACCAAGAGTAGCAGAAACAACTCAAGTTCCATCTGAGAGAGTTGAAGCTGAACCAACTGCCGAGATCAACCGTCAGGTGCAGGAACATTTGGATACTGCTGAAAGGATCTCCAAAGAAGTTGAACAGGAACAGACATTACTCGCTGATTATATTCGCTGCTTAACAGAGGTCTAATGGCTACACCAAGGAAGTGTCTTAATATTTTGATGGAAGCCCGTAAGGGTGGGATTATTACCGAGGACAGAATCCGTGAATTGACCCGTGAGACTGATAAAACAATAGCGGTTCTTGAGGGCCAATTAAAGGCAATCAATGAAAGTTTGCCTGCCAGATTACGTAGAGGAATAAAAGAGAGGATTGAGAAGGATGGACTACATAAATTACAGGTGGCAAGGCGCAGGCTCCGTAATGGCAAGGCCAGAATAACTACAATGGCTCAAATGGATTCACGGATTAAACAGGGATTAGATGAAGCTGAAGCCTTGAGTTCGTGGGTTGTCAATATTGAGAGGGGGGAGTTCGGCACTCAGCGGAATCTTGACACCATGTCAGGAGTTGAATCCTCACACATGGAAAGTTCATTCAACAGAATGCTTAAAGAGGTTGATGGGACTGACAAGATATTTGCTGATAGCACACTTGATGAAAATATCATTGAGATTGCTCATGGAGAAACAACAAAGAATATCCATGCGAATCAGGCTCATAAAGCCGTGATTGTTCACAGGGAAATAATGAGGCAAGAATTAAATAAATTTGGTGCTGACATCAAGAAAGAAGAATCATTTACGATTTCTCAGATATACGACATGGAGGCGATGACAGAGATTAGTCCTACAGAATTTAATAGCGATGCGCTGAATAACATGAACTGGAAAAAAGTTGAGCGAATATGGGACATAGATCGCTCCGTCATGACCCCTGACGAGATACGAGATTGGAGAGTAGAATACGTTAGCAAAGGCAGAGAGAATATCCTGATGGGAGAAAATGATTGGGATCTACCCGGAACTTTAGAGGCATTCAATCAGGGCAAGGCTTCCAATGCGGAGCGTCTTGGTAGGCATCGCGCATTCCATTGGGATGGGGCTAAAGCAGAAATATTCATGAGAAAGAAATATATGGGTCTTGGCAAAAACCATACGATATTTGAAGCCATGACAAATGATATGCAGAGATTTGGGAGGACAAAGACCTTACTCAGGGAAATGGGTGCTGATTGGGAGGAAACATTCTCCTTTATAAAAGCCAGCCTCTTGAAAAGAAATAGGGCAAGAATCCTGAAGTTGCAATCTGATCTTACCAAAGCAAGCCCCGACAAAAAGAAATCTCTGGCAAAAGAACTCAAGAGAGCGAAAAAGTCAAGGGCACAACTCAAGAATGACAATAGTAGCCTTAATAACCAATGGCGTGAAATCACTGGACTGTCTAATATTGTTGAGAATCCTACCCTATCGCTTTGGGGTAGAATAATCAGAGCAGGTATTGATATGGCAAAGTTGGGCAGAGTGGTTTTCTCTCAGCCCTCAGATTTGGCATTTGGATCAGCAATGGCAAGACGATGGGGTGGTTCGTCCTTGGATTTCCTTGGCGATTCATTATCGCAATTGTTCAGTGGAACGACAAAGAAAGCAAGAGCAGAACTTACGAGCTTGATTGATATTGATATAGCGAGCAGCGCAACGGCAGCAATGGCACGATGGAATGGTGGTGCAGATAGCATCTCTGGATGGGTTGGGAAAAACCGAGAAAGATTTTTTAATTTAACGGGTTTTCAATGGTGGACAAATCACGCTAAGACTGGTTCAGGATTTTTTCTTGGGAGTCAATTAGCAAAGCAGCGCACAAAAGTTTTCGGCGCATTGCATACTGATCTAAGAAAGAGGATGGGAGTATATGGCATTGGGGCAGAGGAATGGACTGTGATCAAGGATCTGGATACAAGGGCAATAGATGGTCGTGATTTCCTTGTTCCAGAAAGCATTAAGAGGGTATCTGACAAAGATATTAATGCTTATCTCCGAAGCAAGGGAACGAAGATCCCGAAGAACCCCTTAAACGCCGCTGAGTTGAGACATGAAACAAGGCGTGGGATTGAAGTTGACTTCAGAAGTTTCTTTTACAATGAGGTTAATATTGGCACTCCGACACCGGGAGCAAGAGAAAGGGCATTGCTGAGATTCGGAACGAAGCCCGGTACATGGCTTGGTGAGGCAGCAAGATTGTTCACACAATACAAATCATTCTCCACAACCATAGCCACAAAGCATCTGAAGATGTTGTTGCATTCAGGACCGGGAGGAAAGTTTGATTATCGCGGTGCAGGATGGTTGATGTTTAACGGAATGCTTTGGGGGTATGTATCATTGGCTCTAAAAGATTTAGTAAAAGGCAGAACAATCAGAAAGCCATTCACGGGCGATATAGAAAAAGATGTGAAGTTAGCTCAAGACATGCTGCTTCAAAGTGGAGGTCTTGGCATATTTGGAGATTTTTTATTTGCAGAGTACAATCGTTACGGGCAGGGATTCTTAGAAACTGTTGGCGGTCCTGCTGCTGGTGAGTTTAACAGAGCCATAAACATTGCATTCGATACTTCACGGGGAAGGGACACCAGAGGTCGTGCATTCAGATTCGTGCTTGACAATTCGCCATTTATTAATGCACACTTTTTCAGAGCAGGATTAAACTATCTTGTATTTGACCGGATCATGCAAGACATTGACCCCGGATATTTGGAGAGATCACAAAAGTTTCTTGAACAGGAAAAAGGACAAACACTTTTATTTGGGGGGGGTCGGTAATGACTGTATCTACAACTGTAACTGACATAGCTTATGTACCGAATGGATCAGCAACGGTATTCCCGTATCCATTCAAGATTTTTGACAAAGCAGACTTGGAAGTCAATCTTGTTAATGCCACTACTAAAGTAGAAGAATTACAAAAAGAAGGTGCTAATTACACGGTATCCGGTGTTGGTGATGAAACGGGCGGGAATGTGACCATGATCACTGCCCCGGTCTTGGCTACTCATGAAAAACTGCATATCCGAAGGAAGTTACCGCGGACACAGACATTGGATCTGATTGAGGGTGGAGATTTGCCCTCCGACAACATAGAGAAGCGACATGACCGGGCCGCGATGAAGATTCAGGAACTTGAGGAAGCCATAGAACGTGCATTGAAATTCAAAATCACAAGCGACAGTAAAGACATTACCATTCCTGAATTGGTCGCTGATCAAATCTTTAAGATTAACTCAACGGCTGATGGCATCGTCCTTGTAGAGACAACCGATCTCACGCCTTCCAGCACTACGGTCAGTGCCTTTGGAAAGACACTGGTGGATGATGCGGATGCATTGGAGGCAAGGCAGACGCTTCTTATCCCACGCAAGAATCTGATGATCAATGGGGATCTCTCCATAGCGCAACGTGGTCTTATAATCACAGCAGCCACATCATTCAATAACAATGATGATTCCTACATGCTGGATAGATGGAATCTGTTGTCTGATGGAAACGACATCGTAGATGTATCAAGGATTGTGGATATAGACGGTGACTCAAGATTTGCGATGAAGGCAGTTGTTCAGACCATAAACAAGAAGTTTGCATTTGTTCAATACTTGGAAGCCAATGACAGCATTGCCCTGAGAGGAAAGAAGTTGTCTGTATCATTCCGGGCAAAGACGACCGCTGCCAAACTCATTAACAATATCAGGGCAGCAATCGTGGCATGGGATAGCACCGCAGATGTTCTGACATCTGACATGATCTCTGCATGGGGTGCACAAGGAGTTAATCCTACGCTGATTGCAAACTGGACCTTTGAGAATACCGCTATTGACTTTGCTCTGTCTACCTCATACCAGAAATTCACCATTCCCAATATAGATTTTGATACGGCTGGCGCAAACAATCTGGCACTGATCATTTGGGTTGATGATACCGATGCCGCGAGTGGTGATGAACTGATTCTTAAGGAGATTCAAGTTGAGCAGAATAAAGTTGTAACTGAGTTTGAAGTGTTGCCGTTTAAGACCCGTCTTGATATTTGCCTGCGATATTTCCAGAAATCATTTGGACTTGATGTCACACCAGCTCAAGGAGTTGGAGCTGGTGCTATAAGTGCTGCCGGGAATAACGCTGTTGGTCAACTTCAAACATATATGAGATTCACCGTCCCATTAAGGGTTGATCCCACAATGGTTGGATATAATCCAGTATCGTCAAATGCGAAATGGAGAAATCTTACCGATGGCACAGACCATACTGGACTTATAAACTTTCAGGATGAATCTGAGTTTGGTGTCAGTTTGATTAATTCGGCTGATGATGCCACGGCTGATGGGGATCAGTGCAAGGCACAAGCCACATTTGATTCGGAGCTATAATTATGCCATTTGAAATCAGGCTTAAGAGTGATGGAAGCGTTGTTCATTATTACGAAGGTGATTTGAAAACATTTGGTGGGCCTTGGGGTGATGTTAATTTATATGAGCATATTTCTGTTGTAGATAGACCACCACCAGCAAAGCCGTTCACCCTTAAGGATTTGGCTGATTCCCTGATTGCTAGGGGAACTATCGTTAAGGCTGATCTTCCAGCAGAGGGTCAAAGAATAGTGGGGTGACATGGGTAAAGTAATTGCTAGATGTGGTAACTGCGGAATAAATTTCATAAGAATGGTGGATATATATCTATGCCCCACTGGCAAGCTGGTATTTTTTTGCGAGAAGTGTGATAAGGAAAGGGAGATGGATGCGAAACTTTCAAACCTGATTGGCAATACTCCTTCGGTGGCCCTCCTAAAAAGATTAAAGGCAGACAAAGAACCTATACCTCATAAAGAGATAAACTGGTCATAACATGGCTGATCGCTTTAGATTCTATGTGACTTTGCATGGCAAGAAGTACATAGCCATATTACATTAAGGTGGCGTTCTTTTTCATAGCCAAGGTAATGGTGAGCTTGGATTCTTTTATGGCTTTCACATTGAAAACAATAATCAGGTTTGAATACTTTTCCAGACCTAACTGCATCACCAATAGCTTTTCTGGCTCTAACTTTTTTGATGTATTTAAATTTTCGTTTTCTAATCGATATTTTTCCACGCTTGCTTTTGATCCATTTCTTCATGTAGGCTTTCCTGATATTCTGCCCTTGCGCGGAAGCTGCGTATATTCTACTGTTTTCCCTTTCTCGTTCAATATGGGCATAATAATATTTTCTCCCCGTCGCTCTCTTGCGGTCCATGAACTCTTTGTTTTTTTTCCGCTTCTCGTATCTAGCCTTTCCCATTTCGCTTATACATTCCTTGCAACGATACTCAAATCCATTTGCGGTCCTTTTGTTTTTGCTGAATCTGGAAGGCGGGAAAAACAGCCAGCAGGCAGTACATCTGATTCTATTAGTCATGCTTTAGCACCTATGAAAAAGTTTATCAAATTATACTATAATAGTATCCGTCTGTCAACAGTAGACGGATATATTTAAAAATAGGGGTGAGTTATCTCAGACCGATTTCGCGTGACAGGCGACTCAGGAACTAATTGGAACGATGTCCAATACTGGTCAACGTCATCTGGCGGTGCTGGTGGTGCGTCTGTGCCGACAAGCGTTGATGTCGCACGATTCGATACCAACTCAGGGAATTGCACACTTGAGGTCAACAGTGATGTATCTGGCCTGAAGCTAGAAACAGGATGGGCAGGGACACTGGATTATGCAACCAAGACAGCCATTGTAAGGGCTGGCAATGCAGTGATTGATGCTGGCACTCTGACGATGGGAACCAACACTGCTACCTTCTCAGGATCATACACGCAGAATGGCGGTGCAGTCACGGGCACATCTGGCACCCTTATTACTTGGGTGAACTTCAAGGTATTGGGAGGAACATTCGCACACAACAATGGTGAGTTTAGAACGGATGGAAGCAACCAAACCATTGATTTGCAAAATGATAACCTGAATGATTTCTTCTTCTCCACATCGGGCGGTGGATTAATGACGGTTGTGGGTACGGTCATCGTTGAGGGAAATGTAAACATTAATATATTTACTAGATTTGTCAGTGGCACGATGGATATTAGGGGCAATGTCGTTGGCACTGGTGGATCTACATCCGGTGGTGGTCAGACTGGTATATTCAAGTTCGGCGGTACGGACCAGACAATAAGTTCAACGGGCATCATTGGATTCTCTGGAAACATTGAGGTTGCTTGCAGTGGCACTCTGACCATCAGTGATGAGGTTCGTATCGGTGGTGGATGGTTATATACCAGTGGTACAGTTGTGTATTCTGCTGGAAACATCCTTGATTTTAGAGGGATCACGGATACCCACACGATTGACTTCGGTGCAGAGAATACCATTAAGGAACTGAAGATTTTGCAGACAGGGACGCGTACTTTAACCGGGACTATTATTGTCACTGGCAAACTTACTGTTACAAACGCGAGGGCGTGGAATGGTGGAACGATTGAACTGCAAGGTAACATAGATATCGGTTCCGGTAACTGGCAGGGAACCACGGCCATTCTGATTAACGGGACAGTCACACAAACGATCACAACAAATACGGGGTTGGGCAGGTTCACGGATGGCACTATTACGATTAATAAAGCATCTGGTGAACTCCAACTCCTACAAAATCTAATTCTTGACGGAACGGGTCAGGATTTGACATTCACGAATGGCATCCTTGATCTCAATGGTCAGGATTTAAATGTAGCAGATGTATTCACAAAGGCATCAGGAACAAGGCTGAAAGCCAAAGGTGACGAGACTGTCACGGTAAGCGGCTCTGAATCAGTTGATGATGCATCAATCGTGGAGTTTTATAGCAGCGGTGTGGCCGCTGTGATGGATAACATCACAAGCACCTATGGCAATCTTGAGTTGGGGGATGACAAGACTCATAATGTGACAGACACCGCAACGCTCACCGTGAATGGCACTTTGTCAAGCAATGCAGCCAGTAGTGCAACACCATCTGTCTTGAGATCAACTACACCGGGTACTGAATGGTCACTTGTGCTGAATGGCACATCTACGCTTGCTGATCTTGTGGATGTTCAGGACAGTGATGCCAGCGGAGGACTTGAGGTTTCGGCGGTTGGTTCAGTTGGTGCCGCACAGAACAATACAAACTGGAATTTCGGATCAGCATTCACAAGGATCATCCGTGACGTACATCAGGACATACATCAATCAGCATTTCATTTACCAGTGAACGCATGAGCAAGCTATACAAAATGGATGGGCAGATTGCAACCAAAGAGGAATTTCTGGCCGATAATAAGGAATCCGACCGGACTATTGGCACATATATCCATAACGACAAAGTTGAAAGGAAGTTAATTGTCCATGCGTATTACAGCGGCATTGATCATGGTCCTGATAAAAATGGAGATCCCGCCATCTATGAGATTGCTATTAATGGTGACAGAACAGACGCATTCCATAAAAAGTATGTGGGCAATAAATGGTGTTTCCACACATGGGTAGAAACAGTCGACAAGTATGTTGATGTGGTGAATATTATAAAAGCAGGGAGAGATTTATAATGGCTGTCATTGTATTTGATAACGGAAATGGCACTAACATTGTCAGCGATGATCTTAATTGGGTTGGTGATACCAAGCCGGGATCTGGTGATATAGGTACCTTCAATTCCACAAGCACAGCCGATTGCGCTATTGATGAAAATATAGATTGGCAAGGTATAAATATTGAATCTACATACTCTGGCACGATAACACAAAATTCTACTCGCACCATAACAATTAATTCCTCTGATTTCGTACAGGCAGGGGGAACTTTCGCAGGTGGTGATTCCAATATTGATATTAATAATGGAGACTTCAACCAGACCGGAGGCACGTTCACAAACTCAAGCGGAGACATGAACATCGAAAGAAACTTCGATGTCTCCGGCGGAACATTCAATAACTCCAATACGATCATATTTGACGGAGGCGGTGGTGATGACTCAACTACTGTCACGTTTTCCGGTACGGTCCCCGGAACTGTAGACATGAATAAAACAGGTGCAACATCCTTTGCCGTTGCTTCCGGTACAACAATCAGTTTGGGAGCCAGCCCTTCTACTACTATCCTTGGTGCATTTACGAACGACGGTACGATATTGGTATCGTCTGGAACATGGACGCACGCTGGCACTGGCACTTCTGGCGGGACTCTGGTTAATAATGGCACCATTACCCATTCGGGCGATGGGTGGGATATGAATAACAGCGGAATAGATAATAAGGTTGGAGCTACCATTAATTATAGCGGTCCAACAATGTCCGTAGAAAGAGCATTCCTTCAAAACGGGACATTCGATACTTCCGGAATAACAATCACGTTTGACGGAGGTGGAACCAATGATGATGTCGTTATCACAAACCCCGGAGTGTTGGCGGCAACAGTAATTATTAGTAAGACGGGTACTGGTGCAAGCGTGACAATCGCCTCCGGGACCACCATAAGTTTAGCCGCAGGTCCTTCGTCAACCATAGGAAATGCATTCATCAACAACGGGACAATACTGATACCTTCTGGAACGTGGACTATAAATTCTGTAGGTGCTGCGACTTTTACCAATAACGGAACAATTACTCATTCCGGTAGTGATTGGATTATGATTGATTGTGGACTTGCAAACAATGCCGGGGCCACAATTACCTATAGTGGAACCACTATGTCTATGGATATGGATTTCACGGATGACGGAACATTTGATACAACTGGAATTACCATTGCATTTGTTGGATCAGGTTCAGCCGATGACACAACGCTATTCCAAACATCTCAGGTTTTCGAGGGAAATATCGTTGTCAACAAACCACAGGTATTGGCAACATTTACCATTGGAAGTGATGTAACCATACTGGGAGATTTTACAAGGACCAATGGAATATTCACCGATCCGTCTTCTGCTTTCACTTTAACCGTTGAGGGCAATTTCTCAATGAGTACCACTGATGCGTTTGGTGGTGCCAACCTGACATTGAAAATGGCTGGACCTAGCGATCAGACGTTCACGCAGAATGCAGGGACGCTTTCGTGCGAACTCGTATGGGATAAAACTGGTGGAATTATCGCGCAGACAACGAATGTCACGAATGATACTGGCAGGGACATGACAGGCAATAACGGTCAATGGTGTACCGATGGATTTGATTTGACAATTGATGATGTGCTTACAATTGATCCAAGCGCAATGCTTACCAGAGTGACCGGAAGCACCGTTACTGCCGGGACGATAATTGGGACCATAACCGATGCTGCAACGTGTGTTGACGTAATGGGAATACACTTGGATGTCCAAAAGGATATTCATGAGGGCATTCATCAACCAGTTCATCCGTAAAGGGGGTGTTATGAAGTTATACGCATTGTGTCTCGCTTCTGTTTTGTTTATCGGTTGTCAGCAGGCTACGGAAGGTGATCGTTTGTTAATGGAACAAGTTCACCACATTGGGAATTATGTTAATGTCAATAGCGATTCACCTGAGATGAAACAGGCTGGCAAGGATGCTGCTGACAATGCTGTCAGTCTCATGAAGAATCTTGGTGCACCAGTAAAGCCAGCCAGAGAATACACCCCTCTATTATCAGCGCAGTATCGTAAGCAGGCTGAAGATGAACATGCTGCTGAATCTGGAATCATGGGATGGCTAAAAGGTGTTGCTTCATCGTCACCGTTTCCTTGGATCACTACAATCCTTGCGCTTGGTGGTGGATTACTTACGATAGTCCGAAAGAGACTAGCTGATAAAAAACTCCTTGCTGTGTATGCTGGCGTTCAGAATATAATCAAGGATGCCAAAGATGGGAATGTGCATGAGGCAATAGTGAATACAATGCGTACCACTGCATCGGCACATGGAGTTTTCAAGGAAATACATTCAGACTTGGTGGGGCTTAAATCTAAGGGTGTGCTTTCCAATGGCTAATATCGCTGAGTTTGTAAAAAAACTGGATGCTATTGAGCGAAAAGGCAGGCTTCTCGATGCTCATTGTGAACGTGTTAGAGAACATATCAATAACGGTGTAAAGAGAAATACAACATGGAAGATTCTGAAATCAAAGGTAAGTTCGCTCTTTTCGAAAACGAAATAAATGGCCTGAGAAAAAAATCGCATGACCTCAGTAATAAAATGCAGTCAATGGTCGCGGTGAATATTCTTGAAAAAGAGGTAGACAGGCTGCGTGATATTGTTGATGATGCTGTCCCTGAGATAGCATCCATGCGGGTTTACGTGGATCGCATTGACCGCTTCGAGGAAATCTTTGACTCAGTATTCCGTGGCATCAATGGCATAAAGGAAAGTGTGAACATTCGTTTTACTCAGGCAGAACGGCGTGAGTTCAGGGGAAGGATTGCAATCTACGCTCAACTCATTGGCCTGTTGGCAATGGCTGTTGGGCTTTTATGGAAAGGATAATCATGTCAAAGCATGGTGGTGGTAAAGGCGGCAGCAAGCATGGCAGCAAACACGGTGGCAGGAAAAAGGGTGGACGTAAGGGCAAGTAAGGGTTAATAACAAATATCTACCAATATGCCGGGATTGTCTGAATACATCTTCACAGTTTTTTTACTCCAAATCAAACTGTCGTCCTTCCAGAATGTACCCGTCAAAGCATCCATAATTAATTTCTCAAGATTATCAAGGTCTGGACGTTTGGAATGAAACCGCATAGAATATCGTTTTTTCTTCGATGTTCCCTTCGGTACGGGCATCCAGAATGACAGTACCAAATGGATTGGATCAACGATGATTGATTTTGGCTTATACGGCATAGCCAACCGCCTGATCTGATCTTCGGCATCCTTCGTTTTCTTCGGCGTGTATGCAATCGCAAACTTATTCTTGATCATCCTGAACCTTGGTCTACCTTTTGCAACTGGTATCATTGGTATTGTGAACTGTATTTCCACTCAATCCTCCTTTGTATTATCATGCTCCATATCTGCCTTCTCCATCATGGCATGGTTATGACAGAATAATTTCTTGTCCGGTTCGGGCATTTCTTCATCATCCCAATCCGGTTCCTCAAGCCAGTACAGCATACACCCACACATTTCCTGCTCGTAATACTCGTAATCTTCCTCGTAGAAGGTCATGAGCATTTCTCCTGCTCATTGTCGAACCATTTGATAATCCTGATGGCATAATCATTGTGCGATTCACCCATTTCCTGAGCGGGAAATTCTTTCCTGAACCACCCAATGACGAAATCAGCACAGTCCTTTGCTCTGACACCGCCCCTCCAATATCCAAATCTTTCTTCAAGTAATTCCCACAACGCCTTCGGTTCTTTGGGGCGTTTGGCTCCACAAGAATAACAGTAATTTACGTGATCTCCAATACCGCTATGCCCTACAGTAAAGGCCCAGTACTTTTCACTGTGTTTATAAATGTGTTTGCAGGGCCACTCTCTATCGTTTCCCATATCACCCCCTTTCGTGTCTCACAAAACCCCATTACGTAAGTCTTTCAATAACTCCGTCCTTTGCGTTTTGGTGAGTTTAAATAAATCCACTGCACGATCAACGGCATTCACTCGATCCCAACCGTCGAACATTTTTTCTTTAGCTTCTAGCTTTGCTTCCATCATTTCCCAGCTCCAATTCTGCCCAAGCATAAGTTATCACCCCCTCACAGCCATTGTCTTTTCTTCCCAAATCCTCACGCCTTTGATGTGTGCTTCAGACTTTAATGCTCTGGCGATCTTCCCAATCTTCACCGTGTCGGGCGTAAGGTATTCCCGTGGAATGATCTTCGCATTTGTGATCTCAAACATCCAATTAGACTTGTGAGACACACCCTTGACAGCCGGGGTTTCAGTCTGTACAACAGGGGCAGGCTTGAACACTGGCACTGGCTTATTCTTTTTCTCTGCTTCTTGTCTTAGCTTTTCCTGCCGTAAGGCTTCCTTACGGATCTTGGCTTCCTCTATGGCCTTCAACCTCTGTTGGTCCCTGTAATACACATTCATGGTATCCTTAACGATCTTCTCTGCATCCTGCAAGGGTTCAAGATGCTTTCTCTTTGCAACCAATGATTCCCGGTGAGCATTAACGGCTGCTGCAATAACCGGGGCAAATGTAGCCTCAACCTCTTTTTCCAGAGTCTTAATCTGCTTTAAGAACTCACCCGCATTGTTATACCCATCGTTATCCGTGACAACGATCTGCTGTGCATCGTGATACAGTGCTACGGTCTTCTCGTCTACTGCTAGTGTGTTTACTTCCATGAGCTATTTCCCTTTCTTTTTAAATAAATCGAAAAAGTCTTTTGCTCCACATCCTGCTCTTTTACAATCAAAATCCACTGCTGGTAAATGAATAGTCGGACACTCTGCTGCTCCTTTGAATTTTTTAATTTTCCTTATGACACATTTCCAACAACAAAAATACCAGTGCTTTGTCTCTTTACCGTATACAAATATAGTTATAGGCAACCAATATGATTCTCTTATGTTCTTTTTGCATGTCCTACATTTCTTCCGAGATAGTTTCAATTTTCCCCCTTCCAATTAACAACAGTTAAAGCTGAAAGAAACACATTGATATCCTGCGGGTCTGTGTATTCCTTCAGGTTATACGTGCCATTCGGTTTCAACTGAATGGCGTACCTTGCTATCCTGCGCCTCAGACATTCGACATAGGCCGCGAGTTGCAGCCCGGTCCATTTCGCAAGCTGACCGGATTTAATATCCAGAAGCCCGAACTTGCCATTGATCTTTATAATCCGGTCAAACGTACCACAGAACCCATACATCCGGTTATAGACCATGCACTCTATCGCCTCTGGATATATCCTGACATGCGTATCACTTCTGAACTTCTTATACGCCTGTACCTGAAGGTATATATCCGGGTCAAGACTGTTTTCATCCAGATCACCCATGTCATACAATTGAGTGGCTAAATGGATGTTTGTGCCTAGATCGCCAGCCCTTGCTAACTTATCGGGCTTGACGAACATCGGCTGCAATCCGGCCAGATCCAGAATTTGATTAACGGACTTGATTACCTTGCCGCCAACCATGTAAATGTGATGCTCTGGATCAAATTTTATTTCCGTCTGCGGTGTGAGTATTGATGAAAGTACAGACTTCCTCATAAATTTCCTTTTTGATATCGTTAGAGCTATCTATATCCCATATATCCTTCAAATACGCCTTTATTTCATCATCAGACCATGCCGTTGCCTTCTCGTCATCCGTACCGTTTCTACGCTTTGCGATGGCGAACATACGCTTTCTCTGCAACTCGCTGATGGTTGTGGACGACTTTGCGGCTGGCTTTGCAACCTTTTCTTCCTCTGCCGGGGCTGCTGCTGGCTTTGCCTCTTTTGCTCCACCATTCACCACTCCATTAGCAGACAAATCCTCTAAATCTTGGGTGAATATATCTGAGGCAGCGGTAACGGTTAATACTCCATCCACCAGACTACGCTTTTTACCCATTTTCAGGCACGTATTCCAGTAATCGGCAGGATTGTCATGCTCAATCTTCTCACAGACCATCCATTTACCGTCCACTTTCTTGGTGGAATACTGAGAACCGCCCAAGAGTTCCTTGTCTCTGGACTTCCAGTATGCCTTTGGGACTTCCCGGTCTGTAGCCTGAGTCCGGTATTTCCACTTGGATTCAGTGGTAGAGCATGTGCCTACCCCTTTACCCAAGAATGTACCGGAATTTATGCTTGTAAGGCGGGTACTTACCCGATATTCCCTATGGCCTTCACCCAACTCGATAACCTCAACTTCTGGCTCTGCGGCTATCCTGAAGGTCATGAGAATCTTCTCAGCCCCCGGCTTCAGCAGGGTCGGCTTATCCCCACAACCGGGGATAGTCCCAAAGTGCTGACCATCCTGCATGACCTCTTTCAACACATGCTGAATGAGGTTGACCTGCTCCCTTATTTGCTGCACAGCCATAGGCTGATCGCCTACTTCTACCAATGCTTGATTCATGTGACTCCTTTCTGCCCTATTGGGCTTTTAAATAGGCGGGTGGCAGTCCCGACAGCACTGTGAGCAGGACTGGCATACTTGTCTAACGAGGAACCACCCCCGCACAGTTTCGCACGTATTATCGTATACGTCACGCCCGCCATAATTGATTCAAATCTCCTATGTCAACATCCCTATACCCTGCCCTGAGAGGTCTGAGGTTGCTCTCTAAGGGCTTGTCTCAGTATCTTCGGACCATTCCTTACTCATGAGCAATTCAGCCTGACTCAGTGCTTCAAAGTACCGCTTGGTCGGAAGTCTTGCCTCATCTGCTGCGAACATTCTTTCTTCCTGCATCGCCACAATGCAATCATTCAATGCTTTTAGTAACAGGCCGATTTCAATCATTTCTTTCATTGCCATAATCCCCCCTCCACCTATGATTTACGGATAAGTGTACAAATCTGACCATGAATCGGACCACAAATGACACCTATTTGGTGTCAAATACCCATCTTGTGAACCACCTTTTTGATCCATCGCTCATACAAGTAGCTGTTTCCACCACACAGGAGGTCTATCATCTCCTTGTGATGCTCGTATCGCTGATGATCACTGGACTGTACAACTCGATCTTTCACGTAGTCCTTCAACAGCTTATGCGTATTTATGACCATGTTCGTCCTTGCAGAATTGCATAAGATGAAGCGGAACAAGAGAAACCGTACCGTCCATATGCTCAATTATGGCAAAACTAGTGCTTGAATCTCCATATGGTCCAGCCCGAATGCCAAAATCAAGAAAATACCCGTAATAATCGATTTCATCTGTCCTCGCCCCATCATGCTCCCTTAAAACAACAACAGTTCTCATGAATCCCCCCTTCGCATGGCCCCTATGCTTGGAACCGTAAATGGTGAGTATACTCCTGTCCTAACGTCATAATTCAGGTCAACGGACCCAAGTTTTCCGACCTCTTTAAACCTGATTTTCTGGATATATATCTTTGCGCTGCCGGGATGATCCGGGTCATACCACAGCGTAAGTGAATTATCTGCTTTGTTTCTGAAGTGAGAACTCCCGGCGACATCATAGGGTGTTGGAACTGGATACGTACCATCGTCCTTCTTTTTGAGCTTGGTCGGGTGAGCAATCACAAATATGTGAATGTCGTGCATCCGGGCAAACCGCCTGATTCTGGTCAGTGCTCTGGATATATTCTCAGTATCATTCAGCCCCGCTTTTCGCATGTAATCTATTTCATTCCAAGGGTCTATGATTAATGCGTCAATATCCCTTGTTTTGATAAGAATTTCAGCCAGATACAATATCCGGTCAATATTGAGCTGGTCCTCCTTGGGGTTTATGAAGAATATGTGTTTAGCGAGTTCAGCCTCAGCATTGAAGAATAGATCCTTATCCTCGCCAATATCCTTTACAGGTACCTTAAGGAATTTCTCCATGAGTGCGCCGAAATGCCGGGAATACGGTAGATTCTCAGCAGAGAACAGCCCCCATTTCCAGCCGTGCAGTCTGATCATGTTGATAACCACGTTATCAAGGAACTCAGTCTTTCCGGCACCGGGGATTCCGGTCACAAGGGTCCATTCTTTCTTTCTGACTGTGTAGTATTCATCGAATTCATCCGATATTCCGATACTCAACCCCGGCTGGAACCCTTCCTCCATGAATTTCAATAACTCATTGTGGATATCTGAGGCACAAATGATCTCTTTTCCCCATTCCTCAGTCAGCCTAGACTTGATTCTAGGGTCATCTATGCTTTCAATCATCATGTTTCTGAGTTCAGACTTGTCGTAATTGTCGTTCATGTGATGATCCTTTTTTGTACCTTGACCTTGTATTCATCCAGCCATCCCTCTGCATTCAGCCATGTCGCTGGATATGGTATCCACTTGCCATCGTCCCTGTTCCACTGCGGATCTT